TTTACTCTCTATACAGATGTACAGAGAGTAAACAAGTATACAACAGCCTGTGTATTTCTACACCATGTTAAAAACATGTTTGAGTATACTGCAAGTTTGGTCTAACAAATGGATCAAACTCTGCTTTCATATTCATTAGGTTGGGAGAGGATCTTGTAATTTGCTAGTTATCCATTCTTTGGTTGCATTAATCAAAGGTTTTGTTAATCTAGATAAATCTTTATTAACAAGCTTTTCTTGTTGCATACCAAAGGTATGGCGAGAGATTTTGAATTTCCCAAGAGATTCATTCATAATAACATGAATGTACTCTGGAGAGTTCTTGTCTCCCGTTAAAATGCATAACATTTGGATTAATTCCTCTATTATGTCATTACTAGCAAGAATTATAGGAATCCTTTCTGCTAAATATACCTGTTTCGGTCGGACCGCCCAAGCTGGATGGATCTTAGGGATAACTTGAGAACATAATTGTTCATATTCTCAAGCTTCCGTTTGGATCCTATCCATGTCATTCATCAGTTGACTCTCCTTAACTTCTTTGAAGATAAGGGTAGCGTCTTCCTCTGAAGGCGTTATAATGAGCGGTAAACTGAACACTTCTATTATCTTATTGATAACTGGAAGAAATGTTCCGTTTACTTTGGCCTCAACCATGCTGTTGAATATTTTATACAATTTCTCAGTCCTCTTCCCATGGGAAGGGCGACCAAGAGTTGTATAAAGAGACTCAATAGGTCCGGTTTGGCCGTTGTCCTCGCGATCCAGATATCCTCTAGAAGCTTGAGTTCTTAGGAAATTATTCAATAAAGAATAACTCCTTCGAACTTCTCAAAGACCAGGAACTGGAAAACCTGATACTTCTTCATTATTTATAAACCATCTTTTACAGAATTCAAACATATTATTACTAATATGTGTTTTCTGTTCAGAGATGGGCATATCTAATGTTTGAAGTATTTTAGTATATTCAGTAGCTATGTCTTTATTTCATATAACAATGTCATCACCTAATAGGCAATAGTCTCTTGTAGATCTTGTTAAGGATCTAAAAGATGCTATTTGTACTATTACATGATGTGTTAATGCCATCATGGGCCAAGAAGAATAAGCTCCCATTGGTTGACCTGCTCTATAATGAATAGAACCAGGAAAACCTTTAGAAGAAAATCCTTCCTTAACCATGATGTCAGACCAATCTTTAGCTCTTTCTTTTCCAATGATACGAGAAAGAATCCTTTCTTGCAAAAGTAAAGGCATTCTATCTGTAGCAGCGGTTAAGTCAAAACTAAAATATTGATCATGAAATAGAGCATAATCTTTAAAGGATCCTTGATCAAAGGTACAATCTGTTGGTATTCTTTTAAGAATACGCATTAAAACTTCATGAAGAGGTTTTAATGCAGATTGTGATCAATAATCAAAGACTCCAATAATCCTAGTCTTTCCTTCTTTGTCGGATAAAGCAGAAAGTCTTCTTAATAAAGTTGTTTTCCTAGGAAAAGCTTTGTTTCATACGTCAACTGAAAGAATTCCATCACAAGACGTACTATTCATCAGATCTATACACTGTTTCAGTCCAATACCGGCTAATGATATAATTTTGTCAATTAGCCATTGTGGTAAAAGACGGAAATCGTGTATAGCTGATATAATAGCTTGTCCGTTTGGTCCTCTTTTAGAAGACATATGAAAGAGAATCCATTCAACATATGTCTCTCGGATACCAAGTACTTTACATGCTCATAGTATTTCTGTATCTGATATAT